CATTGATCGTTATGTTCCAGTACGTAGAACATTAATTTATCTACGTAAGTCTTTAACTGAATTAACACAATTTGCTATATTTGAACCAAATGGTTCGGCTCTATGGCGCCGATTAAACGCTTCAATTAGCTCATACTTAACAGAGTTTTGGTCACAAGGAGGCCTACAAGGCGCTAAACCTAGCGATGCATTCTTTGTTAAAATTGATTCAACAAATAACCCACAAAACAGTATTGATAATGGCGAAGTAAATATTGAGGTTGGTGTTGCTCTACAACGTCCAGCTGAATTCGTTATTATCAAAATTGGCCAGTACGACGGTGGAACAACCGTTACTGTAGCGTAAAGAGGAGATAAACAAACATGACAAGCAGCATAATCAATCGCTTTTCTACGATTGCCACTGACCCGTTACGTAACTTTCGGTTCTACGCTGAATTTACTAAGGCTGGCACTGGAAATGCTTTTAGCTCCAAGATCCTTACATCTTCCACAGCGAAGATGCCAGAGAATGGAGTATCAGATGGTTGGATTGGCGGATTCACTTATATCAGTGGATTAAACATCAACACTCAACCAATTTCATACCGTGAAGGTGGATACAACACCACTGTTCACCAGATTCCAGGCATGACCACATTTAGCCCAATTACGCTACAACGTGGTGCAATGTATGGAAATGACCAAGCAATTACTTGGATGCGTGGCCTATTTGCAGCAGCAGCTGGAGATGGACTAGCTACAGGATCTAATGCAAACTTCCGTGTTGACATTAATATCTATGTAATGGATCACCCAAATGCAGCAAACAATACATCTACCTCAAACGTAGATGACAATGTTCCAAAGATGGGTTTCAAAGTTCATAACGCTTGGATTAGCAGCTTGGCCTACCAAGATCTAAATGCTGGCGCTAATGAAATTCTATTTGAAACTATGACTTTGGTTCACGAGGGATTGTCTGTATTCTTTACAGACTCAAACTACGCAAAGATCTAATAAACCTAAAAGGAGAATAAAACGTGGCTGAAGTAATTTCAGATGCAACACTTGTAGCACAATTTGCCAAAAAGGCTATGGAAGAACCAACTCCAGTAGTTGTTACTAGAGCCCCTTCCGAGTCAGGAGTTTCATTGCCTGGTGGGTTCATAGATGTAGATGGTGATTTAATCCGCACCGCCGAAGTCCGTGAACTCACTGGAGCAGATGAAGAATCAATTGCTAAAGCTGGATCTACTGGCAAAGCATTTGATGTTTTATTAAAGAAAGGGTTGCTAAGACTAGGAACTAGAGACGTTAATAAGACTGATCTAGATACTCTATTGTCAGGCGACCGAGATGCTATCTTAATTGGTATTAGAAGAGTTACCTTTGGAAATGATCTTCCAGTATCGGTTAAATGCCAAAATTGCGGAGATGAGCATAAAGCAGAAGTAGACCTATCAAAAGATGTCCCAATAGTTGAATTAGATGATCCCGCAAACGACCGAGTATGGACGATAGAAACTAAAAAAGGTTTAGTTAAAGTCGCCTTACCAAACGGCATTGTTCAAAGAAAACTAATGGAAAACATTGATAAAACTTCTTCAGAAATGAATACCATTCTTTTATCAGGATGCATTGTTTCTGTAAACGACGCACCATCAGTTGGAGCAACAACCGCTTTATCTCTTGGTATGGCGGATCGTGCAAAAGTTATTGAAGAAATTATTACTCGTACACCAGGCCCTCGCCTTGGGGAGGTGAAGAAGGCTTGCAAGGCATGTGGAGAATCTATGGATATTCCGCTTAGTCTTGTCGATTTGTTTCGTATATAGTGAAAAAGATTACGAAATCCTTCTTGATCAATACGAATTTTTAACAAGAACATTTAGTGGATGGTCACTAAGTGACATAAGTTCTCTATCATTTAGAGAACGTCAGAACTGGATAGACAGAGCTAAAAGATTTGGAGGTGGTAGATAATGGAACCAACTTTGCCTAATATTGGCGGAAGTTCTCGATTTTCATCTGTAGTCGGCGACGTTAAAAACGTTGTTTCTGATGTAGCAAATTTAATGAAGAGCGCCGTAAGAGACTCTACCACCTTAGTAAATAACCTAAAAAGTGCAATTGATGGATATAAAGGTGGTTCAGGCGGCGGCGGTGGTGGCGGCGGAAATGGCATAACAAATGATGGGGGCGCTGGCGGTAGAAAAGGCACAACAATATTTGGGCAGCCGCTTCCAAAAATTGCTGAATATGCTATGGCCTCAACTGTTGCACTTCCAGGAGCAAACGCACAAGTTCAACAAAATTATTTTGCTACTTACTCTGGTGCTTATGGGTATGGAAATGGAAATTTAGCAGCACGTTATGATCAAGCTCAACAATTACAAGCACGTATGTTTGGCGGAGGCACTGGGCTAAACACTTTAGATGCATCTCGTGCTATGGCAACTGGACAATCTAGAGGAATTGGTGTTGGTTTATCTAATTACGGTAATTTAGCCATGGGTGTTGCTGGAATGTCTAACTTTACCCCAGGTGTTGGTTTAGAAGGAACAATGAGTGCGTATGCCTCATTACAACGCCCACAGACAGTAAACATGATGCGTATGATTGGAATTACGGCACGTGACCCATTAACTGGTCAAATGAAAAGCTACACAGAAATAGCAAATCAACTTTGGAATAAAATAAATTCAGAAAAATCTGTGTCTCGCGCAATAACAAAAAATGATTTAGCTACTTCTCTTCAACCTGGTAACTCTTTAGCTATTATGTTAGACGCTGTTGCAGGAAATGATGGGGTATTAAGAAGTCAACTAGAGGCAGCTTTATATGCAAAAGCTAGTGGAGCAAAAGATTATTCTAGAGAAGAAGCTACTAGAACTGGATTTACAACTAGAGCTTTAGCAAGCCAAGCAAATAGAACAGCTCAATCATTTGATACATTAGCTCAAACCTCTAGGGCTGGTGCTCTAGGAGTAGAGGGTGGAAATAATTTAAATGCTACTTTAAGTCAATTATCTAATGTACTTGATAGTTTAACTCAAATATTAAAAGCTGGAAGTGCTGGATCTAATCTTATAACTACTCTTGGTGGTGGTGGAAATGGATTAGTGGGAGGAATACTAGGAAAAGTTCCACTTCTTGGTCCATTATTATTTGGAGGAGCAAGAGCTGAAGGCGGATCTACACAAGGAAATAAAGCATACGTAGTAGGAGAAAAAGGCCCAGAGTTATTTGTACCTAGCCAAAATGGAACAGTAGTGCCTAACAATAAACTTCAATTTGGTGGATTTGCTGCTAATGGTGTTGATACTAAAAGTGGTAATAAACTAAGTGATGCGGAACTATCAGCAGTATTAAAAGGTGCTGGTTTTTCAAATATAGCAACAGCAATGTCTGTAGTACGTGCTGAATCTGGTGGAAGAACTAGCGCACTTAATCCAAATGCTAATACTGGCGATTATTCTATGGGCCTATTTCAAATTAATATGATTGGTGATTTAGGTAAACGTCGTAACGCACAATATTTAGAAAAATATAGCTCTATTGGTTACAAAGGACCTGAAAGTCTTTATGATCCAGCAATTAACGCTCGTATTGCTTATGACATCTCTAAAGGTGGAACTGATTTTACTAAAGCTTGGGTCAATACATCTAGAAAATTAGGATTAACAACAGGTGGTCAGATCACTTACAGCGGTGAATCTCATCCAGATCAAATGACTGGTAATACTGGTCAAACATATGCAGATATGATTAGATCAGCTAATCCACAAGCAGCAGCTATGGCGTGGGGAGGCGGTGGAGGAGGCTCTACTAATAATAATTTTGGTGGAGTTACTATTGTAATTCAAGCAGATAAAAACCCTACTGAAACCGCAAAGGCAGTTAAAGAAGCGTTAACCTCTGATCAAATAGCAAGAAAGGCTGCACAAAGCTAATGGCCTCTGAAGACTCTGCATTAAGAAGAACAACTTCTGCTATTAAAAAACCAACTAAAACTGATGTTAGAGCTGGGTGGAACATAAAACCAGCTGATAAAAACACTAAAACTGGTGGTACTAAATCTTCTGTTGGTGATATAAGTAAATCAATATCTAAAACGCCAACTGTTGACAATAAACCAAGCCCTACTAATGATGGGGTAAAATTAGACACAACTCCTGGAGTTACGCAACCAATTGGATATAAATTTAATTTACCTCCTCATCAATGGAGCCTTCCAGTTAGACCACAAAAAGTAAATGACTTAAGTTCAACTTACGCCGTTAATGAATTTACTGGTATGGGCGAAAATGAATCAAAAATAGCTGCTGCTCAAGCAAGTACTTATTTACTAAAAGACGATCCTAAAAATCGTTTATCTAAGTCACAAAAAGACATTAAAGCATTTCATGGATTTAGACGTGCTCGTATATGGACTTTTAAAAACACAGATTACAGCCTTGGAGCAACTCAAGAGCAATCAACAGCAGATGATGGAAGTAATGTTACATATTATGGAAAAGCAATTACTGGTGCATATGCCCAAGCATATTATGAGAGACGTGCGGCTGATTTAGCTGCCGCCGCAAAAGCTAAAAAAGAAGAAGAAGAACGTCAAGCAAGATTAAATCAAGAAACAGATTTTGCTAGAGATACTAAGTGGGGTTTTCAATTTCTATGGAACCCAGAAACTATATCTAACTCAGTTAGCTTAAACCAAAGCGTAACACCAAGCTCTTCTGATATATTTAGAGCGTCTGCTGGTATATTTTTAAGTCAAGAAAATATATCTATTAACATTAATGTTGATAGAACTAACGATTTTGCTTGTTTTAGGGCGCTTTCTGAAGCAACTGAGTTTAATACCGAAGAGTACAGAAAGTATTATTTAAACAGGTATCCATTTGAAGATAAAACACAAGATTTTGATGACCAACTAAAAAAATTAATGCGTCTTGGAACAATGTCAGATATAGAATACTTATATAAAACTATAAACGGCTCTGGTTTGGGAAAAAATCTATGGACTAATATATTAGGTAAACAGACCGCTGATATTGGATTTTTAACCCCAAGAATAATAGCGGTTCAGTTTGGCCCAGATATTAATTCTATATCTTATGCTGGACAAGCAATGTCTTTATCTGTAACGCACACAGCGTTTACAGAAACTATGATACCAATACGTTCAGTTATTACATTAAATATTATGGCCTTTTCTGGCTATGGAAATGTTAATTAGGAGGTAAACATGCCAAAAATAGCAAAAGGATCTAGATACGAGTACTCAGTAGTAGATTTTGTACAATTAAAAGAAAACGAAGAATTACTTCCTATTGTATTTTATCAATTTCCAAATATTGGTAGATTGTCTTATTCATACCACGTATATACTCAAGGTGAACGTTTAGACCAAATATCTAATAAATATTATAAAAAACCTGGTTTTTGGTGGGTAATAACCCAAGCCAACCCAGAAGTTACAGATATTTTAAATATAACGCCAGGAACAGTTCTTAGGATACCTAGTGCTTAATTACGTTAGCGTTTCATTTCCAGAATCCGTAAATCAACCTAAGTTTATTTATTCTGCCTACATTAAACAAAGAAAATATGAACATGAAATGGCTGTTGTGACCTTTACTGATTGGGGAATTGAATATGATGATATTAAATATGGATCCCCTGTACATATGTCTATTATTGGAGATAACGCAAAACGAAACCTTTATGGATATGTGTTACACGTAAATCCTCAAAAGTCTCCTGGAACTAACCACACTGAAGTGGTAATTATAGGAAGCTCTATGGTTATGAAATCACCATCACAATCTGTTTATACAAATATTACTGCTGATAAAGTTATAGAACAAATTGCTAGAAAACATAACTTTATTGCTTACACAGTGTCACACCCAAGAGTCTATCAACAAATATCTCAAGCTGGACATACTGATTGGGAACTCATGGTTCGATTAGCAAAACAATGCGGATATAGTTTAAAGTCTCAAAATACAGAAATTTACTTTCAGCCAATGTATGATGATTATACAAAATATAGATCAGAAGCACTTGTATATGTAATGAACAATTCTAATAGTCCTAAAGGAACAACTATATACTCATTTAAACCTTTAATAGGTGAACACATAGCTTATGAAGATGCTCAAAAGTCAGCTGTATCTGTAGCTGGTGTAGATAAATTTAATAAACAAGAAGTTAGAATGACCAAACAAAAAAATAAACGTTCTATTAGAGCTACTAAAAAAGAAGATCCATTTGATAGTTTTGCTACACACATAGTTGCTGTAGATCCAGAAATAGCAAAATATGAGTCAGAGGCCGCTGAAGAAAGAAATTCATTTCCATATAGAGCAACATTAGAGGTTATAGGGTCACCTACATTACGTCCTGACATGCCAATTTACCTTAAAGGGGTAGGAACAGCCTACTCTGGATACTGGGTTGTTTTAAGTGTAGAACATAAAATTATAGAAACTGAAAGAAACCGTCAGACATTTACAACAATACTAGAAGTTGGCTCTGATTCTTTAGGGCCAGCAAACCCATGGACAGATGGTCATAGAGTTGCAGCCCCAGATATCACTCCACATAGAAACATAATATCTGGAGTTAGATCAACAGTAATAAAACCAGTATCTTTTTTAAACGTTAATTCTTTAAATATTAATGCAAAAACTAATGGTTCGTTTACTACCATTAAAAATAAAACTAAACAAAAAGTAAGCAAACAAGATCTTCAACCTTCTACATGGAAAACAGGAACTGCTACTATATATTCTAAAACGCCAGAAATTAAACAACCAGCTTTTGTTATAAATAGACTTAAAACATTAGGAAAAAGATAATGAACGAAGATAAAAGATTTTATGGTATTTATGAGGGTATTTGTTTTGATATAGAAGACCCTGACAATGAATACCGAATTAAATTAATTGTCCCTCAGGTTTTAGGTTCATCTGTAACTGAGTGGGCTAGGCCTTGTATGCCAGTATCCGCCAATCCAATTGAAGAAGAACACTCTGCAACAGAGGTAGCCGCCTTACTTAATAACCATTCCGCTACAATTACTAGTGGAGCAGCTTCTGCTGGAACCGCCCATACGCACTCAGTAATTTTAAATTTGGCTCACACAGGTAATTCTGGTTCTTTAACCCACCAAAAAGTTCCAGTAATAGGACAAAGAGTATGGGTTATGTTTATAGCTGGGGATCCTAATTTTCCAGTATGGATTGGAGTACAACCATGAAAGCAATATCTTTACCGTTTTCTTTTAGTAGTAGTGGGGGTATTTCATACAGCGAAGATCCACAAAAGATATGGCAAGACCGAGTTGTGCTTGTTGTTATGACTATTTTTGGAGAAAGGGTAATGAGACCATCATTTGGTAGTGATGCAAAATATGGTTCATTTGAAAACGTTGATGATGCTATTGTTATGACAAAACAAACTGTAGCCTCAGCGTTTTTTACATGGTTGCAAGAATTAAACTTTGTAGATTTAACTGGGTCTATAGAACCAAGCGATCAAAGCTTGGTATTATTGGTGTCTTATAAAGTAGGAACTGGTGATCAGATTTACACAACAAAAGTAAAAACTTCTGTGTTTAGTCGAGCAGGAGAATTGATACTGGAGGTATCGAATGGCTAATAACTATGTACCACAAATAGATTATACATCTAGAGACTTTACTGCGATTAAAGATGATTTAATTGCATTAATACCGACTTTTTCACCTACTTGGACTAGCAGAGATCCAGCAGATTTTGGCATAACCTTAATTGAATTATTTTCTTACATGGGGGATATTCTTAATTATTACATTGACAGGTCAGCTAATGAATCTTTTATTACAACAGCCAGTCAAAGAGAAAGCGTTCTTCAACTTGCTCGTTTATTAAGTTACTCTCCAAATCAAACTACTGCATCTACTGTAACTCTTACCTTTCAAAATTCTACTAGTTCAACAATTACCGTACCAGCTTTAACTAAAGTTGCAACAAGTACCATAACAAGTGGAACTTCAAATCAAGTTATTTTTGAAACAAATTCTGCGGTAACAGTTCCCGCTAAAGTAGGATCAATTAATGGAACTATTACCGTAGCTGCTACACAAGGAGAAACAATATCCAATGAAAAAATAGGAACATCTGATGGCACCTCTGCTCAAACGTTTCAGCTTCTTGATGCGCCTGTAATCTCTGATTCAATATCAGTAAACATAAATGGAGTAACCTACAGTAGAGTAGAGTATTTAATTGATTATAACAACACAGATCCAGTATTTACAACAAATACAGACTCTAATGGCGTAACTTATGTAATCTTTGGGGATGACGTAAGTGGAAAAATTCCACCATTAAATGCAGAAATATTTGCAACTTATCGAGTAGGTGGTGGCATTCAAGGTAATGTTGCTACTAATACTATTAAATATATTCTTACAAATTTAACCGCAGGATTAACAGTGAATAATCAAGATATTTTAATTACTGATGATGGCGCAGCTACTGGCGGAGCAGATATAGAATCAACAGATTCTATTAGAATTAACGCGGTAGACAGCATCCGTGCTTTAAATAGAGCAGTATCACTAAGTGATTATTCAAGATTAGCCGTACAAATTGACGGTGTAGCAAAAGCAAATGCTAATGCAAATACCTACAGCAGTATAACTTTGTATTTTGCTCCTTCTGGAGACAAAGGAGTTGAATTAGATGGTATAACACCATCATCTGTGTTTAATACACTAAAAGCTACCGTGCTTGAATATTTAATTGATAAGGCGCCAGCTAATACAACAATAACGTTTCAACCGCCTACTTATGTGCCAGTAGATGTTATTGTTGATATTACGGTAGCTCCAAAATCTAACCAAACTTTAGTTAAAACTGCAACAACTGCAGCAATTAATACTTTGTTAAGTTTTGATAATGTTATTTTTCAAGACACTATATCTTTAACAGATATTCTTGGAGCAGTAACTAGCATTGCGGGTGTAAACAAAGCTAATGTTACATTATTACGTAGAAATACTGATGTACAATCTTTTTCTATTAGTAATAAACAATTAACTTCTTATGTGGCTACTTTGACTACTACTGCAACTCATAATGTTAAAGTGGGACAAACTATTCTAGTATCTGGCGTAGACTCCACATTTAATGGTTCGTTTATCGTAACAGCGGCGGGCTCAACTACCATTTCATACGCTTTAACTGCAAATAACGTATCATCAACTGCGGTATCCCCAAATGGCCTATTACAAGTATTGGCCGTAGAAGACATTGTATGTTCTGTCTCTGAAATACCAGAAGCTGGCGTTATTACTGTAACTGCTGTTGGAGGAATTACTAGCTAACTATGTCACGTTATGGAATTGATTACTATGGTCTGGCCTATTATGGCGCAGATGTTGTTAACACCTATAGTGCTGCCCCATTTACGGCTACATCTAGTAACTATGGTGAAATAACATTAAACTGGGTTGACCCTGTAGGAAACTGGTCAAACTTAAAATTAGTAAGAAACTCTTACGGATTTCCAGTAAATCCTTATGATGGAATCCAGTTATTAAATGTGTTTAATGGATCAGACCCAACAACATATGTGGATACATTTGACTTAGTGCAAGAAAGATATTATTACTATTCAATATTTGTTTATAACACTAATCAATTTAATTGGATTAGGGCTGGAAACGCCTTAGGATTAGCCGTAGAAGAATATAATAATCAACAACGTCTATACGATTATTTACCAGATGTATATAAACTATCATCTGTTTATACAATAGATAATTCATCTGTTAATAGTGATCTACAACAATTTTTAAATTTATTTGGATTTCAATTAGACTATATACAGACAGTAACTCATCTTTTGGTAACTCGATATAACACTGAGCGAGTAAATGGAACATTAATTCCTTTATTGTTAAAACAGTTTGGGCTTGAGTATGAGTCAGAAATTGGTTACCAACAGTCACGCATTTTAGTAAGAGACGCTATTCAGTTATATCAAGAAAAAGGTAGTGCTCAAGGACTTCGTGAATATATTAAATCTTTTTCTGGTTGGGCTTTGCCAAAACCTTTAGAGAGCACTCCTAATCCTTCTATTGATGGATTGGTAGTAAATCACAACTTAATGCTTGACTATAATGATTCTTCTTTTGAAGAAAGCGTAGGACATTGGGAATCTGTATCTAATTCGTCTTTATATCAATTAGGAATTAAATCAATAAGTAAAGTTAGTTTGACTAGCAATGTAGCTGAATTAACTATTGGTTCTCATAATTATGTGGCGGGAACTAAAGTAACCGTTAGCGGATGCCCGCTTCCACTATTTAATCAAGTTACTGCTGTAACTATTACTGCAGTAACCGCTACCTCTATCAAATTTGCATTAACCGCTACTGATGTTGCGGAAACTAAGACAACAGGAACTGTGTCCCCAACCCCTCTTCCTTGGGCAGAAATAACAGCACCAACTAATTTTCCAAATAAACAAAATGGCATTCTTGCAATAACTAATTCAAATGCAAGTTCTGGTACAGTCTCTATTGGTTGCGGTACGTCTAACCCAGTAACTAAAGGCGTCCCAGTAACTTCTGGATTAGCTTATACTTTTAGTGTTTACACATCAGCAAAATCTACAACAAGAACAGTAACTGTTAAAATACATTGGTATGACAGATTTGGTGTAAGTATATCTACATCCTCTGGTACTGGATTATCTAACACAACTGGTGCTTTATCTGTACGCCCAAAGGTAACAGCCACAGCACCAACTGGGGCATATTATGCGGTTCCAGAAATATCAATAGCATCTGTGGCTGGATCAACAAGTTTAGAGTTTCATTTTTTTGATGCCGCACAATTTGAACAAGCATCTGCCGTTACTGATTTTGATGAAGCACGTCAGATTTACATAACTCCTAGAGCTAATAGAATTAATGAACTTGTAGACCCACATTTTGCTGCTCCTATTGCTCCATGGTCTGTTACTGGTGCATCTAATACAATAGACACGCTTAGCCAAGAGCCAGGTGTAGATATATATACAATTACAAATAAAGTATTAAATTCAAATTTGGCTACGTTAACAACAGCAACTATTCATCCATTCCAAATTGGGGAACAAATTGTTGTTAGTAACGTAGGCAGCCCGTTTGATGGTGCGTATACAATTACTTTAAGAACCCAAAACACATTTACATACGCAAAAACTAATACTAATATTTCATCAACTGCTGCTACTGGTTCTGTGTATCATGCAGGAAATGCGTTAAAGTTAACTGCTACAGGCACATCTGTATCTGTTAAATCATTTACAACTACCGCAGATTACATGCCAATATATTATCCAGATTCTTCTTATACTTTTAGTGTGTATAGCAAAACAATGTCGGGAACTGAAAATATTACTTTATCAATATCTTGGTATAACTCATCAAAGG